CCCCACCGAAAGTAGACCCGGCACCGACGGCCGTACAGTCGTCGGATATCGGATCGCAGGATAACGCGTCTGCAAGTCAGCGCAGGCGCCGCGGTCGTGCATCGACAATGCTCAGCAGCGACCGTGAGACCATTCTCGGAACGCTCGCCAATGGCGGCGGACGCACAACCCTCGGATAAGGAGGACATATGCAGGAACAAATCATGCAGGGAGCACGCCTGCCCCCGCTCATCCGTGCAAGCGACCTCGCGGCGCGTCTCTCTATCAGCCGCAAGGAAGTCCAGCAGACAGTCAAGCAGCTCATCGATAAGCGCAGCACCTATGAGACCAGATGGAAATCCATCCGCGAATATCAGCTGCCGTATCTCGGGAGCTTTGACGGCATGGATGATGAGAGCAATGCGGGAAGCCGCAAGGATACCAACGTCTGGCATAACTGCGCATGGGACAGCAACCAGATATTTGCGGCGGGCGTCATGGGAGGCCTCACGCCGCCCAGCCGCAAATGGTTCCGCCTCGACTTTGCCAACATCGATCTCAAGGACAACTCCGATCTCGGCAGGATCCTTGACGAGCGCATGGACATCATCGCGGACGTGCTCGAAAAGAGCAACTTCTATACCGCCGTCCACAGCTGCTACCTCGAGCTCGCGTTCGGGCAAGCCCCGCTCGGAATATTCCCCGACCGCCAATATGGCGTCCATTTTGTTCCGTATCCCATTGGCAGCTATGCCATGGAGAATGGGCCGGACGGAAGCATTCAAACGTTCTGCCGCCGTTACAAGATGAGCGCCGCGCAGCTCGTGGACAAATTCGGTGCGGAAAACGTGCCGGACAACATCCGCGCAGAACTTGCAAACGGCCCGGGAATCAAGGCGAATCATACCGTCGTTTGGTACGTGGGCCCCAACCGGAACTATGACCCGAAGAAACTCGGCAACTTCCATCTGCCCTATGCCTCCATCTACTACGTAGAGGGGAGCACGGAAGATGAATTCCTGCACGTCGGCGGGTTCCACGAATGGCCCGTACCAGTTGCGCGGTATCTCATATCCGGCAATGACAGCTATGGCAAGGGACCCGGCTGGTTCGCGGAAGGCGATGCGAAAATCCTGCATCTCCTTGAAAAGGACAAGCTGACCATGGTCGAGCTGACGGTAAAGCCGTCGGTCGTAGCGGATGACAGCATGGCCGTAAAGGGAATCAACCTGGTGCCGGGAGGAAAGACGTTTGTCAAAGAGCGGGACATGATAACACCGCTCTTCCAGGTGCAGGGAAACCTCGACCATCTGCGCGAGGTCGTCGCGGATGTAACCACGCGCATTAAGCGCGCGTACAGCGCCGACCTCTTCATGATGCTGGATCAGCAAGAGAAATCCATGACCGCACGCGAAGTCCTCGAACGCACGCAGGAGAAGATGAATATCCTCGGACCCGTCGTGCAGCGCATGCAGTTCGAGTTCCTCGGGCGGATCATCGAGCGTGTCTATAACATCCTCGACCGGGAGCGCATGTTCCCGGAGCCGGAAGATGAAGAAGCGCAAGAAATCCTGCGCGATCAGGAAATCAAAATCGAGTACATCAGCCCGCTTGCGCAGGCGCAGAAGATGAGCGGACTAGTCAACATCGAGCAGGCCGTAGCGTTCATCGCGCAGATTGCGCAGTTCTATCCGAACATCCTCGACAAGATGGACTGGAACGAAACCGCAAACAGCTACATCGGCATGGTTGGTGCCCCCGCGAAAATCAAGCGGACCGACGACGAATATCAGGCAATCCAGCAGCAAAAGCAGGAGGCTGCAGAAGAGGAGCGGCAGATGCAGCAGGCGGCGGCCATGGCACAGATGGCGGCGCCCGCTGCACAGGCGGCAAAGAATGCAACCGAAGCCGCGCAGGATGGGAATCCGGCATTGCAGCAGATCCTTGGTATGACGCAGGTCGGATAGGAGGAATCCATGGAATACGAAATCAGCTCTGCGGATAAGATGCGGCGCATAGCCGCGGAAAAAATCGAATCCAAAGACCGTGCGGCGCTCCTCTATCTGCTTGACGCGCCGGAGGGACGATGGTTCCTGATGCGGCTCTTTGAACGCTGTCACCTCATAGGGGGCGGATCGTTCCCGGAAGATAATGTCAACCGCCTGCTCGTCATGGAGGGGGAGCGGCGCGTAGGACTGCATATACAAAACATCATCACAGATGACCTCGTGGCGCTAGCGGCAAAACAGAAAGCCGAAAGCGAGTATCACGCACTGATGAAGGAGATCAAAGAGATGATCTCAGCGGCAGACAAGAAGGAGGAAACCATATGACAGAAGACAGGATCTTCGACCTGCAGCGTTTCGCAGAAGAAAGCGATGGCGGGGACGGCGGCGCGGGTGCTGCGGAACCTGCTGCATCCGACCCGAACGGCGCAGGCGACGGCGGCGGGGATGGCGGTGCAAAATCCGAAAACCCCG